GTTCTGGTGTCTCATGGTCCCTGACATTTTGCCCCCCCTCCCTCTGTCACAACTGACGCGCCGTCTTGGCAGTGTGACAAGCCCGACAGATCGCTTGCAGGTTGCTTCGTTGAGTCCTGAGCGGATCTTTTATGCCCCTGAAAGGAATGATGTGGTCAACGTCTTCCGATGGTGCAGCATGACACACTTGGCACACCGGATGCTCAGCCCTGACCATCAGGCTGATACGTGACCACTCGCCACCGTAGCCACGTTCCTGCTTGGTGCCTCGCCTGACTTCTCGGTTCTTGGCACCGAATGACTTAGGAGCAACCGGCATCACCGCCTCCTACCAGATACCGTCGCACGAGAGCCTTGATAAACCACCATGCAGCTTGCCGTACTGCCCATGATCCGAAGAACGTCCAGATGGTAGCAATAGGAATGATCCCAACCCGTTCGCATTCAGTGAATGCCTCACGTGCAACACGCTCCTGAGTGTCTTCATCATTTGCATCGCCGTTGACGCCACAAGCAAGGGCATGCGTCTCCAGCCACCCCGATGCGTGCAGTTGTGCAGCACAATCGACCAGCGTTGACCACTTGATGAGGTCACCTGATGCTGTGCTGTAGGCCAATGACATCACGTTGTAGCTGTCCATTTGGTCAGCAACATAGAGTTGTGCGGCCTGTCCTGTGAGGCGTTCAGTCATATTAGTATTTGATCCTCACGTTGGTCAGCCGCAAATCAATGAAGGCTTCGTTCTCGTATGCTCTGATGCGGATGATGTCCGGGTCAATTGGGCCGAACAGATCGACCTCTGGTGCCTCGTCCCACGTCAGTTCGATGTGATCAGATTCGCGACTGAAGATAACCGCCATGTCATTGGGCAGGTTAATCTCGACCGGCCCCGCTGCGACCGTGCCGCTAATCAGCTCTCGCACAAGTTCAGCGAAGCGGGGTCCGGTCTTGTCTCGTGCATCGATCGTAAACGGGCTCAAAATAGACTCCTGTTCGCATAGCTTGGCCGTTCTTTGATTATCAACGGCCTGACAGGAATTGCCTTTGCCGATCCACGATAAGGCGTGATTCGTTCCTGATGGTGTGCGTCATGTAGACGTAGTGCCTCCCATTGTGAGAGCCCTGTGACCTGTGCTGATGTAAACCCGTGATTGCTGTCTTGCAGGTGTCGCCAGACGGATGAACGAGGCTTGACGTCTGCCATGAGCGAGCTTGTCTGGTGGTAGTTGTCACGAACCCATTGCCGTAGCTCATCGAACGTATAACGGACCTGACTGTTGCCGTTGACCCACTGATTAAGTGATTCGACGGCGTACTGACCTTCTCGAATCGACTTACTGCCATCGGGCCTGATTACTTCCCATGTAGGGTATTTACCTGTCGGTGACTTACCCTCGCTCGGGCCTCTGATTGTCTCGTACTCGAACGATGGCGGATTAGCTTTGAGCTTCTTCTTTTGCTGTTCGCACGCCAGACATTGCCAAGAATCGTCCGCAGTGTAAAAACGAACAATCGTTTTCGCCTGTTCTGGCTCTTGCGTCACTGGTTCTGGCTCTTGCGTGTTGCCAGCGATTTCCATATCAGCCAATCGCTTTTCGATCCTGCCGAGCGTGATTGCCAAGCCCTCGGTTCTATTGAGTATTGTCTTGACATCAGCAGACAATTGTAATGCCGCTTCCACTTCTGTCTGTGTAGGAGGCTTGATTGGTTCGGTGTTTTTGGTTTCCGCCGCAGGTAAAAATATCGCCACCATTAGAGCGGCAACAGCCATCCCGATTGTCAATTCCGTTTTTGTCATGGCATCACCTCAATCGAAATACGGGCTATCGGATTTCCAGTCGACGAACTTTTGCTTTGCTTCAAGCGGCATCAGCAAGCGAGCCCCATAAGGCCGAAACTGTACACGCTGCAACGCCGTGTATGCTGACTCGCTCATGTAGTACCAACCATCGCCGTGACTGTTGGCAACGATTAAAAGCCATTGCCGTAGCTCATCAACCCACTCGGCCCATACGATTTGTGTTGCATGTCCACCGCCACGACGAGGTGCTGACTTCATCCACCGGCGGTTGTTCACTTTGGCCCATGACGGTGGCCAGTAGGTTCCGATGTGACCAGTTCCGCGAGCTGCGACGGCAATCAGCATTTCCCGGAACGGAGGCATGGGCAGTTGCTCGGCGACACATCCGTCGACGATCTCGACCTGTTTTGCTCGGTCGATGAAGCGGCTGGCCGATCGCTCGTAGGTGTTGTATCGCCAGTTTTCTTCGAGCGGCAGTCCCGGAGCGATGCCGTGTTGCGGGATGCCTTCGGTTAGCACTCGCACGCCCAACAGGATGTTTGTGCCGCGATCTCGTCCGACGTTGTTTGGACCTGTCACGTACTCGGTCGCGTTGTACGCGTACACGTCGGCGAGCTGCTGCATTTCGCCAGTTGAGTAATGGCGGCGGGCTTCGGTGCCTGTCGACAGCGACTGACCTTGGCAATCGTTCATCTTCTGCCGTTGCGTGCGAATGTGGGGCAACGGCGAGGCAGCAGGATCTCGCAACCGGTCTTCCCAGCCGGGGAAGTCGGATTCGCTGACAGCCAAACAGGTTACCCGCTCGTCAAGGTAGTCAAAATCAGCCTGTGAGCACTTTTGTAGCATTTGCTTCATCGCACGTAGCTCCGCAGGATTGCCGCGTGCTTCTCGGCGGTCCATTCGCCGTCGCCGAGTTGGTCCTGCTCTTTTCTGGCGATCACTTCGAAGGCTTCTTTTCGAGCGTGCTGCAACCGCTCTGACAGGTGCGACTGGACCTCCACATCAGATGTAAGATCACCTCCCTCCAATGCGTTAGCGGTTTGTCGAGCGACCTCACGCCACATGGACTCGTACGAATCGAAAGCCCGTGCAACGTCGTCGACTGGTTGCACATCGGCACGCGGCCACAGAAGCACAACAGCGGCAATCAGTGCCAGGATGGACGATGCGGGCTTCATGCTTCGGTTAGCCTTGCCACTTCGTATGCGAGTACCTGAGCCACTGTGTAGCCTCCAAGCAGGTAAGTGCAGAGCACGTCATCGGGGCAGTTTGCTGCCACGGCGTCACGGATCTTGGCTGCGTGTTCTTTGTAGCCGGCTGGTGCTGACATGTCGCTGGACTCGGCTACTGGCTCAGATTCGCTGTACCACAGCCGAGCGTACAATATACCGGCAAGTTGCATGATCGCCGGCCAGAGCGTTCGAATGACAACAAACGCGACCAGAGCCACTCCTAGAGCGTATCGCAGGATCAATGGCCAGTTGATGTCGATCGTCATGCGTGTTTGCCTTGATCGGCGAATCCTTGCCCAAGGATGTAGGCTAGGATCGGCGAAATGACCGCAGCAACCGATTCGGTGTCAAGTTCCAGCCCGTACTTCAGGGCGAACGACACAATGAGCCCGGCAACCGCTGCGATTGCCTTTTTCGATCCAACCATGTCAAGAATTGCTTTGAACATGCTGCCATCCGTGGTTCGAGTCGTAAGAGAATCCGTGTCGGCAAGCTAGCAGATTTTGCCGGCATGTCAACGGGTTTTCGTCGCCTCACTGATTGGCCGGTGGTTCAGCCGTGATGTCAAAAACCCCTATAAATAAAAAAGAGGGGGTCTGAGAGTATATTTAGGGGTTAGTATATAGGGTATTGAAAATAAGAATGAATTCTATATATATATAACAAAAATACTACTCTTTTGCCATTTTCTCGTTTCAAACTCGTTTCAAATCGGCCCTTGAACTCTTGAATTTAGGGTTTGGAGTCAAGTTCAGCTCAAGACGAAAAAAGCCCCGGGGATGAACCCCGGGGCTAAAGATTTCTTGGATGTTGGCGGTCTGTTATTCCTTTCGCGGTCTGTTTGCTGCTGGTCGCTGTGACAGGCCAGCCGAAGCTTGCTCCAGTAGCTGTACCCGGCAGCACTCGCCCACCCACTCAGACAGCGTGAAGCCGAGTTCCTTGGCTTGTGCCTCAAACGCAGCCCACCAGTCAGCGGGCTGCGTGATGTTTCTTCGTTCACTCATCGTCGTCGCTTTCTTCAATCCAGTCGCCCGATTCGTCGTAACGGTCGCGATACGTCACCTCACCGTCCCCAATTTCATTGGCCCTGTCCTGAGCTTCAAGCAAGTCATAGAAACCATCCTCAATCACGCCTTCATCGTTCGCAATGCACAGTTCTCGTTCTGAATAGGTCGTCATCTTTTCGCCTTTCGTTGGAAAAATTTCCTGATGATTACAAGATTTCACATCTTGCACACTTCGTGCCTGTTCGATTCCCTGCGATGCCACGATGATCCGAGACGTTGTCACCGTCCAGCGTGAGGATTCTCACAACGCCTTTTCGGTCTAATCCTTTTGCTGCACGAATGTCTGTTGTGCGACCCACGCCGTCAACACTTGTGCGGCGGATTGTCTTCAGTGCGTTTTGTTGGTTGTCTGTAAGTGTCATTGCTTTGCCTTTCAGTGTGGTGCTTGTTGTTGTCATGCCCGAACTATACACACTGTTTCGGCATCGTCAATACTCTACACTCACTTTTTCTCCAAAAAAAAAAGGCCGCCCCGGTTCTTGCTGCAAGGCAAGCACTCCAGACGGGCGGCCATTCTCTTGCTCTACCAGTTGCCGCCGAGGCGTTCAACTTCGCTTTCCGCGTAGTCGGTGGCCGCTGCCGCAATTTCGTAGTCACTCTGTGCTTGTGGGCAGTTTGGGTTCGCTTCGAGTCGCGACTCCATCAGCAGTTCTTCACGAACACACTGCTGAAATGTTTCCATTGCTACAGTTGCTGCTGCCATCTTCGCACATTCATTCTGAATCGTAGTCATTTTAATTCTCCAAAATTGTGAGGTGTGAAAGAGTTGACTGTCTAAAGCAGTCCGCGTTGTTTTCGGCTCAAGCCGGGTTTGGTGTCGCGTCACCATGTTTACTTCTCGTTATGGTGGAACTATACACACACTATCGGCACAGGTCAAGAACTTTACACACACTTTTGGAAGAAAAAGAACAAAATCATCAAACAGCCCTGATGATCGTAACAGTCCGCAGCGAATCACGCTCCCGCTGCTCTGTAACAATCAACTGAGCTTCCAGCAAGTCGTTTAGAACCTCTGTGCGGTCGCGTGAGCGTAGCCATTGGGTCTTGCGGGTCAATTCGGTCCGGGTCCATTCGGGGCGTGTCTGAATCAATCTGAGGACTTTCAGACGATCCTTTTCGACTTGACTCTCTGAAACATACGCTCCCGAGCGGATCAGCATTCGCCGCGTCAGCCAGTTATTGAGCCTGACGGCCTTATCGGCATCCTCTAGGTTGATTGACGGAAATACGCCATCTGCCTGCCACCTGGAACAAGCGAACAGCAAGGCCAGTTTGTTCGTCTTCTCGGCATGACGTGACCAGATAGCCGCCTCGATCGGATCTTCCTTTTTTCGCTTCTCGCTGATATCGACGGCATGTTGGTGAAGCCTGTTGCGGGCTTCCTCGCTCACGTCTAAGCGTCTCGGATGTGCCGCGTCATGGCGTGACACTCCTGACAGATTGCCGTCATGCGTGCGAAGCTCCAGCCACTCGCGGGCACGTGTTACGATCGATTCCGGCAGGTCCACGTCAGCAGGATTTTGGTAGTTGACGTATTCGGGCTCCTCAAACACCAGAAAGCGACCGATCAGCCCATCTGACAGATTTTGCTTTGTCAGAGATTCCCAGAACCCGTCAGGCACGCTCGATCCGTATACCACGCAATGCGGGTATTCCAGCGTTTTGACCTTTTTTCTGTCGCCGTAGGCGTCTGCCTGCCAGATGTCATCGGCTGAACTGTAGACCTGCATCAGCACTGACGCGATGTTGTACAAGTGAGGCGACATCTGAGCACTGTGCATGGTCGCCAGCATCCGCCCAATTTCGTCGATCTGGAACAGCGTGTTCCAGTTTTCTGCCAATGCCGAAACGATGCCGGCATGGCTTCCGATTCTCTCTGGCCCGCAGATGTGGCCGTGTCCGGCATGTAGCAAAATCTTGCGGTTGATTTTTCGTGAGTGATCTTTCCCGCCGCCGGAAGGTGCCAACCCCATGACGTACAGATTTGATCGGCACCGCAAGCCTTCGACCTTACCGCCCGTGACCGTCGACATCAGCGAGATCGCCCCAGCGAGTGCCAGCTCTGGTAGTGGGTAGTGTGCCGTTGCAAGATTGTACTCGATGATGTCACCGATCAGCCCAGGTACCTTGAGGCAATCGGCGGGAAACACGGTTTGCCCCGATATCGATCGCATCAGGCGAGACAGGTCCACATCACTGTCATCGATTGGCTCGAATACGCGAGCCGGTTCGACCTGTCTTGGCGTGCCGTTCCGCCCCGCACTTGACACCACCTTTTCAATCTCTGAGTCTGGCAGCGGTTCGGGGTTCCGCGAGTTCCACAGCCTGACCAGTTCGAGTACCCGTGATTCGCTCAGACGTTCGCCCAGGTCGTCCAGTTTTCGGAGGTGTCCGGCAAGGCGGAACGCTGCGTTATTTCGATCGCCTTCACCGGCTGGGTCAGCGTTGTCGATGTACCTTGCCGCTCGCTGTTCCAGTGCAGCCTGTGCGGAAAGTGCCGGCGGGTTATATGGAGCAGGATCAACTGGCATCAGGTATTCGCGGCAGAGCCAATCAACCGCCTCCTGCCCATCGCCGATGTTGGTCTGCCGATTGTAGATTTCACCTGTTACCGTCCAGAACCGTTTACCGTCGTAGCATTCGACCTGTTGCTTGTTGTCGCCAATCTTGTGAACACATCTGGCACGATCAACTTTCCTTGCTCGCGTTAGTAGCTTAATGCCTTTGCCACTCGGTGAAATTTCGGCATAGGCAACGCCGTCGAACCGACCAAGAATCGACCATGCCCATTGCTTGACGCCGTCATCATCGAGGCAGTTGTCCAGGTCGATTCCGCAGTACGGTTCAGCGATCTCGAACGCCAGACCGCTAAAATTGACAGATGCCGCATCGGCGGTATTGAAGTCCGTCCATGTCGTCGGATCGTTCGACTTTGCCGTTTGACCGTTGACCTGTACTGGGATCTTTGTGCCGTCAACTGACTTCCAGCAGTGCCACTGCTGCAGGTTTCTCAGCTCTTCTGGTATTTTCATCTCTCACATTCTCTTTTGACTGACGAGCCATTGCCTAATTTTGTCGGCCACTTCTGTTGATGTCGCTGACGGGATTTGCTGGGCCTGTTTTCCGTCGCGACAAATCAGCCAACTGCCGTCCAGCAGTTCCGTCAGATTCAGTCGCGTGGTTTTGCCATCGCGATTCTTGAGCGAAATCCGTATGTCAGATTTTGGGCGCGTCATGTTTCGTTCAGTTGCGTTTTTGCTGACTGTCGATCACGTTCCCACAAAATGGGAACGGGTTAAAGGCATTGTTATGCCGCTAATCCGTCACCTCAAGCGACTCGTTGCCTGTGATGTTTCGCAGATCGTCGATTGACAATACCCCGCGTTCAAACAGCGTTTCCATCAAATTTCCTACGACGGACGCCGGAACGAATGCTGTGTGTTCTTCAAATCCTGTTTCCAACTCCTCTGTAAACATGTTCCACCACAACGGCCCAGCCTCGTCCATGTGGCTTCGTCGTTCTCTCTTCCATTTCGCACTGGTAAATCGCGGCATAACCATCACATGCACACGGAGCCGCCGTCCGCGCGTCCTCTGAAGTCGGGGCCACAAGGCGGCGGCCCGGTGATGTGGAGCGTTCTACGGCTATTCGAATTCGCACTCACCCCAGTGGTACTCACGCAACAGACACCGCCGCTTTCTCTCGTCGTGAAAGCCGCATCTATACTCGTGTGATTCTGGTTTTTCGTTTCGCTGTTTTTCCAACTGTCGTTGCTGTGCCTGCAGTCGAGCTTGTGACGATGGCATCGCTCGCTGTGGCCCAAAGTCTATTGCCATTACACGCTCCCACTTGCCGCAGAACAAATGCGTGAACCGGAGCGGCACAAAGCCGGTTCACGATGGCAGCGTCACTTACGCCGCCCGGTTACGCAGGTCGTTATCGGGACGTGACCCACTCCCGGAAATCCTTCGTTCGCCGGATCACATCTTCGATCACACCAGTTCCGCGTTCGCCGAGGTAATCCGCCACCTGCTGGCTGACCTTGATCGACTTCGGCACCGACCGGCTATCGGGGCGAGACTTGCGACCCGCCCCTTTGCGTTTTCCGCCGTGACTCATATCCGATAATCACCGTCTGGAGTTACCGCGAACCACAGCACCTTGCCTTGTCGGCTCACGATCGCGTATTGGTCGGTCGTGTCGTAGTACCGTACTTCACCGCCCACAACCCGCCGAGTGCAGCCCTTCAGTTCCTTGTCGGCGATTCTTTCCTTGTCGCTAGCAACCCGCTTGGCGTAGACGTCGCTGGCAGCAAGGCTTGCTTTCGTTGGCAGCACGGTTCCGATTGTTTTGGTCATCTTTGTTTCTCCTGCGTTGGTTTCGGCTCGCGACTGTCGCTTTCCATACCTACGATTTTAACAATCGTCTTGATTCCCGCAATACCTGAATCAAAATAATCTGAAACTTTTTCGACCCGGAATGCCCGATAACAAAGCGGTGAACACGGAGCCGCCGTCGCGGCGTGTCCACAAATCCGAGCCTCTTGGCAGCGGCCCGGTTAACCCGGTCGTTCTCTGCCTAAAACAGCACGCCCTGCGCGAGACGGTTGGCGGCGATCTCACAATATCTTTCCTCGATCTCAATTCCCACGGCACGGCGGCCAAGCAACTTTGCCGTCCACAGTGTGGTGCCACTTCCCATAAACGGGTCTACAATCAACTCGCCTTCCACGCTCACTCGTTCCGTCAACCACTTCCAAAACCGCTCCGGTTTCGGGCACGGGTGTCCATTCTTCGGTGCTGTGTCGTTCGGGTGCTGCTCATATCCCGATGGGTAGCAACCCGGTCGCTTCGGGTCTTTGCCGTAATACAGGATCAAGTGTCCGCACTGGAATCCCCACGAGTGCATTCCGGCCCCAGCTTTATTGAACGCACAATCAACGGCCACCGGTTGCGGGTATTTCCATGCGTGCCGCGTGCACGGAGTCAACACGCACCGCTGGCCTGTCGCGACAATTTGGCTGATGACTTCCACCGCAACGTTCACCGCAGCCGCGTCGTCCGTCGTGCTCGCATAGCCGTTGCCGTTCTGTCTAAACCACTTGTGCTGTTTGTGCGTCAATCCGACACCGTATGGTGGATCCGTCAACAACACGTCAAACTCGCTGAGTGCTGGCAAAATGTCCCGGCAATCCCGGTGGTAGATCGTGATGCCATCCTTGTCGTAAAACGGAGACGGCAGAGAACAAAGAATTGAACCGGAGCGGCAGTCGCTCGGCGGTTCAACCGTGTCTGGCTTCGTTTGTGGTTCTTGGTTGCTCAACGTCGTTTCCATAATGCCGCCCGGTTAATTCAAGCGTTATCTGCTCACTCACCACCGACATGAACGGTAGCCATCGAACACGGATTCCGGGGCACAGATGCCACATCCTCCGCCCCGTCATACACAGACATCGTCGTTGTACCTTCTCTGCTTTTCTAACTGCCGATCCTGTGCGTTAAGCCGCTTCTGCGATGTTGACATTGCAATATCCCACGAACTAAAAAGGCAAATCATCTAAGTCAACCGCAGAGTAGGCAGGTCGTACCGAATCCGTCAATACCGGTTTCTCACAATTAAACTCAACACTCTGAATCCGTTTCCATCGGCCATCGACCTGTGTTGTCATTTTCGCTGGATGTCGAGCGATTGGCTGCGACAGCATCTGGCAGGCGATATCGACTGACTCGGGGAATTCCTCGTCTGTCCGTTCAGCCCACCACAACTGAGCCTTTCGGAAAGCGAATCCTTCGTGCTCAATGCAAACCCATTCGCTAATCTGTTCCGACACCATGTTGCCCGTCATGCCTTCCGGTCTACACTCGTATATCATGCGTAGAGTCGGCGGTGCGTCTGGATCGTTTTTCTTCTGATGACGAACCCAGTTGACCGAAACGACGTCCCACACTTCGGGCTCTGGTGTGCCCGTGAGTGTCGATTCCTCGTCGGCTTGTGTCTCATGTTTCGCAGGAAAGGCAAACCCGCATTCCGAACAGATGCGAGCGTTAGCGGCGACATCAATCCCGCAGTTGAAACACTCCTTTCCGCGTCCGTTCGCTTCGGACTTTTTGCCTTCGCCCCGTGCAGCTCCCGACGCCCTGCCGTATTCTGGATCGTCGAGCGATCCATGTCGTTTGATATTTTCGCCGAAGTCGAGCACAAGACAATCTGTCTTGCTGTCGTGCTTGCGTAGTCCTCGACCGACAATCTGCGCGAACAGTCCCGGCGACATAGTCGCACGCAGGACGGCAATCCCATCGATACACGGGGCATCAAATCCAGTTGTCAACACGTCACAATTTACCAGCCAGCGAAGTTGTCCAAGCTGAAACTTTTCGATGTATCCCTCACGCATGAACGGCAGCGTGTCGCCCGTGACAACGACCACAGTTTCTCCTGTGATCCCTCGCAAACATTCCGCCACACCTTCTGCATGATGAACACCTGAAGCGAACACAAGCACGCTGTGCCGGTCGTGACACTTTGCGACGATCTCATCACAAGCTGCGGCCACGTTGTCGTCTGTGTCAAATGCCTGCTCGACAGCCACGCCAACAAACTCATTCTTTGTTTTCCTGATCTGTGATGTGTCAACGCTAGCGGCTGCCGGCTTGTTTGTGACGGGGCAAAGAAATCCTTGCTGAATCAGGTCACCCGTCTGTGCCTCGTAACAGATCCGCTGGAACAATTTGTGACGCCCACAGATCGGACCCTCGCCCGTGCGGAACGGCGTTGCTGTCAGTCCAACCAGTCGAGCCTTAGGATTTATCTCGCGAATCTCAGACAGGAACTTGCCGTACATTGAATCGGATTTTTCGCTCAGCAGGTGAGCTTCATCGACAATGATGAGTTCGCGTTTGCCGAACTCGTGAGCTTTACCATAGACCGATTGAATGCCTGCACAAATCACGTCTTGGTCGAACGAGTGACGCCTCAAGCCTGCCGAGTTAATGCCGATCGGAATGCCAGGCAATAGTATCTGAATCTTCTCAGCGTTCTGTTGGATCAGCTCTTTCCTGTGTTGCAGCACGATGACGCGTGCATCGTACTTGCGGGCCTGCTCGACCAGCATGGCAATGACAAGCGACTTACCAGCACCTGTCGGTAGAACAACGAGCGGTGAGCCCGATTGGTTCCGTAGGTAGTCCCAGACCGAGTCATGGGCTTCCTGTTGGTAGTAACGGGGTTTCATGCTTCAACACCGTCCACGAGGTTCTCAACGTCTATGATTGCCTGAGCGATGATCTTGCAAACGCCCTTTTGATACTCGCCCAAATCTGGCCCAACCTCAACCGCATCAAGCGATTTCATCACGCGATACACCGCCCGCCGAATCGGTCGGCGTTTCGCACTTTCTTCGGCTGTTGGCCGTTCAACTTCAACTGGCAGATTGACATCAAGGACACCATCGACACCGGGCATGGGTTCACCTTTCAAAAAAAAGACCAGCGGTGCGGTTGCTGAGACAGGGCGAGAGGAACCCTACCGCACCGCTGGCGGAGAGAAGCAACAAACTCAGATCAGAACGGTGAGCCACCGGCAGCCGGTGCTGGCTGTGCAGGTTGTTCGGCAGGTGCCGCACTGCGAGGCTTGTACCCGCCGATCTCGTTTTGGTTGTTGCCGTTTTGGTCCTTGCGGATTTTTACGGTTGCCACCAGTGGCCTGTTGTGCAGTTCAGACGAGTCCTGCGGTGTTCGCACGTCAACCGCTCGACAGATCGCCGATAGTGTGCCCTTTGCAATCTGCACCGCAACGTCACTTGGATTGACAAGGTTCAGCCGGTCAAACAGTTTCCGATTCTGGTGCTGTCCGTCCAGCACTTGAAGCGACAGTTCAAGGTACTTGCCGTTGCCGTTCTTGGTCGGCTTCATTTTTGAATCCGTAATGATGACAGGATAGTCACCAGCCGGCAACGCTGTGAACGCTTTATTCGGTTCGACTTCATTTGCATCGAACCCACTTAGATCAGCCATTTTTCTCTACTCCTCAAAAAGTTAAACTTTGCAAACCTACTTTTGCTTCGATGATCCATCAACGACGACGCCGTCGATATTGCCCGGAAAATACTGCGAGTACGCAGCAAACCCGTTGTTCTTTGGCATTGGCAACTCAGCCGGCAGGTCGAGCCGGTTCTTTGCCAGCACTGCTGGTGTTTCCTGCGTGCGGATGTACCGCTCGCCATCACCAACCGCGATGTTCCGCTCCTTGTTAAATCCCTGATCTTCCTTTTTCGTGAACACCCGGTAGGAAGCGAACAGAACTTCATCACACCATTCCTGCAGAGCCGCTGCCGCCAGCGGATGCAAGGCCGGCTGGTATCGATCATAGCTTTCCTGTTCCGGTGACTCGAACCGCTTCACGTCGCAGTGAGCCAGCAGGATGACACCCATGCCGCGTTCGTTACGAATCCAGTCGAGGCCAAACAGCAGTTGATGCCATTTCGCCATTGCTGATTTGTAGCCAGCACCGTAGCCGATTTCACTGATGTGCGTCTTGCCGTGGTCGTCAGCAACTTCCTTGTGGATCAGCTTTTCCAGCCAGTCAGCACTGTCAATCGCGAGGTTTTTGAACTCGTGCTTCTCGGCACTCAGTTCGTTCAGTATCTCCTTGACGCGATCGAATCGCGTGATTACGTCGGTACTGGCACAGTCGATGTCATCCAGTCCGTCCTCAAGATTCAGGAACACGACATCCGGGGCCGATGCCGCCCACTGCGATTTGCCAACACCATGCACGCCGTAGAGTAGCGTACGTCTTGGCCTGTGTTTTTTGCCTCTGTTAATCTTCATTTCTCAGCCTTTCTAAAAGTTAGATTTCCTGAATCACAATTACCGTCTCTTCCTTGCTTCCTTTAATTTGCTGATGGCGAACCTCTTCGACAAACTTGGCCGAATCGTCTGGAAGTATTCCAGCTTCAACAATTCCGTCGATTGCTGCTTTCCCCGATAGACCGTCAGGGTCGGCCAGTCTCTTCCGTATGTGATGGAAAGTGATATGAACGCGTGAAGTAAATGCCGCACTTTCATCCGCTGGAATCTGTTCATCGCCAGCAACCTGTTCCACGTTGGCATTGGCACAGGCACGACGATTTCGAGTCTTTTTTTTTTCGCCATCTTTGTTGTATCCTCGCGTCGATCTGGCCCGCTGCTTTGAAACAACTGAGCGGCTACTGACTTCCTGCCGTGTCCTGCCTCGTAGCCTCTAGGGTTCCACCTCTGCCCAGTTGCTGTCAGAATAGCATTTCCTGTTTAGCTGACTCGCGGGACTGGATGGCTTTAGTGATATTCTTGACCGCTGCTGCGTGATATTCTTGCTTAAGTTCGCACCCATAGAATCTGCGTGGATTGTCAATTCTGCGGCCAGTTTTTGGCGACTTGCCACCGACAGCCATGTACCCTTCCGATCCGATTCCGGTAAACGGACTGAACACCAACTCGCCCGGATCGGAATACAGCAACACGCATCTGCGAATCGCCTCTAATTGCAACGGGCAAATATGCTTTGTGTCGCCGTCACCTTTTGCGGCTGCCGTGTTGAGCGTGTCAGTCTCGTGGATGTCGTCCCAGCAACCCTCAGCCCAATCAATCCAGTCATTCCGGCTGACTTGACCAGATGCATTGATCGGTGTTTTGTTTTCACCCGGTTTGCGAAACTTAATTAGGTAGTCCTGCAAGGTTCCTCGTTGAGCAGCACGGTCGGATTCCAGTCCAGCGAATTGTAGTTCACGTGATCTGGTTCGAATCGCCTGTGCTTGCGGGTTCTTTCTCACGCTCCAGTCGTATTCATAGACGAGGCCAGCCCGCTCACCCAGCCGGATATTGATTCCGCGAAAGTCGCATAGACCAACTCCACCACTTCGCTTCATCCGTGGTATCTGGCACACGTGAACCACAGCGGCCCGTCCGGGCTTTAGAACCCGAAACAGTGCATTGAACAGAAAGCTCATATGCACTGTCGCCTCACCGCTCATTGCATCAACGTTGCCAATGTCGGATTCACTGTCAGTGTAAGCGTACAGTGATGGGAATGGCGGACTAAAGACTGAGAAGTCTACGCTTTCAGGTTCCATGTCATTCATCATGTGCGGTATACAGTCACCGTGATAGATTTCGAAGTCGCTCATTAGAACTTCCTCCCGCCGTGTCGCCGTTCACGTGTCCAGTTGAATTGCATCTTTGCTCGCAATGCACTGCTCAGATCAATACGCTCATGTTCGCACATGTCCAGAATGCGAATCACGCAATCTGCTAATTCGATCTCGGCATTGCCGAATTTTGGCAGGTGTTTGTCTGGCGGATTGTCGCAACGAAACGCTTCTAACGCTTCACTGAGCTCTGAATGAATCAATGCAATTAGTTCCGCTTGGTTTCGTTCAGTGCTTCCGTCATACCATCCCCTATCGACTGCACATTCATGCACTTCGTTCTGAATCGCACGCAGTGCGTCAAAGGGATCAATGTCAACTTCCACTTTCATTGCTAGTCACTCCTTCTCGTTAATTGATTTGAACAGTATTTCCTGTTCCTCAGCATCACTTTCGACACGTTTTGCTTTCGATAACACATTATCAACGAACGGCACCTCTAACTCGGTGACAGGTATATGCACGTTCAAAGGTTTTGTTGAGCCGATGCGGTTGCTGCGTTTAACCGCCTGATAAAATTCTTCATATGAATCCTTTAGCCCGCTGAATATCTGGCGAGTTGCAATCTGCAGGTTCAGTCCGAAACCTAATATCTTAGGCTTCGTTATCAGCACCTTGACATCACCTGCCAAGAATCTGTCTATCGCGGATTCTCTATCGGATTCCTTAGTTGCGCCAGATACGCTGACAGCATCAGGAAATGTCTTTTCCATTCGGTCCTGCTCATCATTGTAATTGCACCATATGATTGTTGATTCACTTGGCCAGCTTTCAACAAGCGATCGAATGAACGCGGGCTTGTTTGTTGGGATTCCGCCTTTGCCTTTTGCGATTTGAGACAACTTGCTCCGCTGGCCGATGCCACCTATGTTGGCAGTGACTAAGTCACCAGTGAGCTGCTGTGCTGCTGTCCTCTGTTCGTTAGTGAGTGGCACGTCATCAATGTGGATGTGGATCGGCGGAGTGACACCAACGTTATCACGCCAACCATAAGTTGATGGATTCGTGAGAAATATCGACCAGTCTGCAAGCGACCTGTAGAACGGCTTTAGAGCGTGTGGCTTCAATTCCCATCGGTTGTTGGTCTGGCCACGGTTAACAAAGTATGAAGCCAGAAACTCGTTAACCGTTCTGGCTCGATCGAGAAACACAGCATGATTGGCAAACTCAATCCTGTCATTCGGTGCAGGTGTTCCGGTAGCAGCCAATTTGTATGGCACACCACGCCCAAGCTCGATCAACCTTGTTCCCCATGCTCCGTAATGACTTTTCAGCATGGATGATTCATCCAATATCAAAGCACCTATACCACCCGCTGGCAGGTCCTCCCGGATGGATTCATAATTTGTGACGCCTATCTGTGCTCCTGATTCAGTGTTGCTCAGCCACTCCGGCAGTTCACTCGCATTGACTCGCCCAATGTCCAGTTCATCGCCGTACCACTTCAATGCTTCCGCGATTGTCTGACGGACTACCATTAGCGGAGATACAATAAGGACTTTCCTGCCAGTCGTTTTTGCTGCATGAATCGCAAACTCAAGAATCATCAGGGTTTTGCCAAGTCCACAATCGGCAAAAATGGCGTATTTCTTTTTGCGGATTGCAGTCTTCGCAATGTCTCTTTGGTAGTCGAACAGCCCATGTAGGCTTTGGTATGTGTTATCTTCAGTCGGCAGTCTGCCGCCAACTCCTACCATATCAGCGTATTCATCCGGGACTACGGCGCAACTCCCGCGGAACTTGTAAACCGGACATTTCCGAACACGCAGGAATGTCTGGTAGTCGCTCAGCGACCGCGTATTGAAATGAATATCCATGTGCATCTCTCCTGAAAATAACCCGGCAGCGGCATCAATTCGAACACCTATGGCACCGACATCGCCTTCTAAAGTTGATATGGTTGATAGTGTTCCCGCTGCCGGGTGTCTCGATGTTTCCAAATGACCGCGTCGGCTGGATTGGCGTAAGCAATTCGCCCGCCTCGCACGGCATACCCGTATAGGTGTTTGAGCCTACTTCCGTCCTGTCGCCAGTACAGCTTGAGCCACTGATACAACTCGTCACCTGTCATTTGTGCGGCTTGCCAACGGCGATCATAATCAACGTCAGACAACCGACAAACATTGTGCAGCCAAAGGCTAGAGCGTCGTTAAGCAGTCCTGTTGGGTCATTCATACCTGCCGTCCTCTCCGATTGTCACCTTACTGAATTTTGACCTGACCTTTTCGTCGCGGACTTCTGCCAGTTTGTCCTGCACATCCGCAGTGACGTTTGCTGTTCGCATATCAGCAAACAGATCCGACATCCTGTCAGCCGCTTTCAGCATTCGCTTGATCGACTCGCTCAGATCCTTTTTGACCTGCAGCAGATGATTGATGTACAACTGCTGCTCTTGGTTTTCCGTGTTAAGCTCATCAATTATCCCTTGGGATATCCTGATCTTTCGCTCCAAGTCCTCTCGCGTCATCATAGTCCTACGCTCCTTAGTACGCGGATAACATCTTCCTTCGTTCGAAACTCCTGATCCTGCCACTCGATCAGCGTTGCCGATGGCTTCTTCAGCTCTCGCCATCGCTCCGAAGTTAAAGCAGTCAAATCTTCACACTCGCTCAATCGGCGTTTACGATCATCGTCGACGGCCTGCATGACCAACTCGAACTTGTTCGCCGGTGCTTCGTCCGACAGCAACAACGCCCCGACGATATCGACTTGTTTAACCTTCGGTGAGTCAAGGTCACACCGGCGACCGTTGTGGCTGATCGCATGTGCTCCTTGGCACCATCCGCGTTTAATGTATTCACTCGGCAGCATTTTGTTTTTCCTGGCCGTTTGTTTTGTGTCTTGCACTGAAAGACACTATCGGCGAGCAGCACCGGAATTGAAACCCCAATTCGGGCAAAATCTTTGCAGATTGCAAAAATAATCAGACCCGGCGATATCCGAGCCGCCAAAGCATGACGGACAGGTCATGAGCAGTTGTTTCAACCCACGATTCATCTTTGGTCCAGTCGCAGGCGTGAAGTGCTTCGTGCAGGTACGTCTCAAGCTCAACGCGGTCATCGAGATAATCGGCCACGCGGATTGCTTTACCTGGCTTGTCCGGTGGATCACACTCGCCGTGCTGTGGCTCGCCGTCGTGCGTGATGCTTCGAGGTCGTTCGATGCGGTAACGCTTGCCAAGCAGCGTGACCATCATGACAACAACTGTTCTGCTGACTCGCTGTAGATTGCGGTCATGCCGTAGTCGTGCGAGTACAGCAGGTTCTGCGTCGCCTTCTGGCTCAGGCTGTAGCCGCTCGTGAAGTGCCACCAGTCCGTTCCGCTGAGACTCGGCAGGATGCGAGCCTTCACACCGGCTTCCTCATGCGTGCCAATCCGCTCGATTCGTTTCTCTTGATGTAGGTGACCAGTGAGGATTTCTCGACAGCGTTTTGAACGTGCCCATTCGTCGGCCCACTTGACCGGCATCATTTCAATGAGGTGTTTAATCTTTGGCCCGTCGCCGTGCGCAAATAGCAACATGCACTCGCCGAACTGCCTCACCTTGACAGGGCATGGTGACGTATCAACAGTGACGTGCTTGTCACCGTGGAAGGCCCAATGCACGCAGCGAGCCAGTAACATTGACGTGGTGCGATCGTGATTACCTGGTACATGGATGCACTCGACCGGACACACAGCACGCAGTTCAGAAACCGCTGACACAATCGCTTCTTCAGCAACCTGAAGCATCTTCTGAAATCGCCCGTCGAAGTCCTGCGGGGTGCCTTGCTCAGTCTGCAACATCCGGTTGTCAACGTGAAGGAAGTCGTTACCGATCGGCAGGATTGCCTTCGTAATGTTGCCCGCTTTGCAGTGTTCGACTGACGAACGGATTGCCCTGGCATACAGTTCCGCTGCAAGCTTCAGGTCGTAGTTGCTGCCGACTTCTGGACCCCAGCAGAGTTTCCCGAAATGGTTGTCAACCAATCCCACAACCAGTGTGGATGCGTCGGCCTTCTGCTTGCGTTTGCGGATTGCGGGCAGTTTGTACGATCGCTTGTGGACTCGCTTTGCCAGCTCGTCGATGGCGTCAACGATTGAGTCACGGAAACGGCGTTTGCAGACCACGCTAATTGCGATCATCTGCCGTTTCTCAGGCTTGCCGCTGTCCGTGCTTTTTGCACCGAGTGTGACCTGGTAACTATTGATCCGCACCCGCTCTGGTTCCCAGACAACCTGATCGATACCAGCATGCTCAAGAGCGGCCTTTGCTGTCTCGATCTGCTTGTAGGTTCGGATTGAAACCTTGAGCCCGTCAGGTGATTCATCGACCAGCACGTTCTCCGATGTGTCGGCCGTGTTGTTTGACGGGATGTCTCCGACGATCTCATCAACGAGTGATTCAGGCTCACTCATGGTTTTTGAGCCATACTGCAACAGTGCCCGGAGTTACTTGCAAACCCAGTTTGTCAATCAGTCGCTTAGCAATCGGCTGATATAATCCTAACTGCTTCGGCATTTTCGCGCGAACAGCGAGAGCAATGGATTGTTTGTCTTTGTCGAGTTTGTCAAACCATGTAATGCACTTTGCACTTCTTGGCACTGCAAGAATATCATCGACCAGGTCAGGTTTCTTCGCTGCCATGACAGCTCCTTTTGTGGTGCAGTAATGCTTTAGGTGTCACCGTGATGTGTAACCTCGCAGCGTGTCGCATGTACCTCAGCTCGCAGTTGGTCGACGGATTCAGCCAGACCTCGCATTGCTTCGTGTCCTGCATTTGACAAATCTTGCGACATCTCACGGTGCAGTCGAAGCTCCTCGCGAAACTCCGCCCGCTGCGATCTTTGGTCTTCAATCAGTCCTGTGACCACTTCGCGAAAATCAGCACGCGCGGTTTGCGACGCGGTTTCCCACTTTTCCATAATGCTCGGCAAGCCCTTCATGGCAAACCACAACACCAACGCCATGAGTGTTCCCAGAGCACTCAGGTTGCTCCAGTCGGTTGCCTGCTCGATGTTCGCCAATACTTCCGGGCTCATGATGCGTTATCCCTGCTGACAATTGCTGACCCTGTAATGTCGGTGATGATCTCACCACCTGTCAGTGTGCGTTGTACGTCGTAGGACCAATCTGTACCGACCTTACCGACCGTGCTGTCTGCCCAGGGTAACTGGTGACAACCTGTTCCGTTGCTGCATTCAGTGCTGTCAACAAACCTGAGTCATTACCCGCGTCATGCAGTGCGAGCAACGACGAATCGGATTGAATAGTATCTTTGAGCATGGGTTTTCCTTATGCGTCAGTGCCTAGAACTTCAGGTAGATTAAATGATGCGGCATCCGGCACAACTACCGTGACTTTCGCGTTTGCGGTTGCGATCGAACCAAACACGCTAGAGCTCGTAAACGTCGAACGCCAAAGTTGATACGTTGCCCCGCGAACCAAGTTTGTGAATTGTACCAGTCCCGTTGTCGCGGCACTTGTGGCGGTCCTAACTGTCGTATCCAGTGAGTCACCGGCCACACCCGGCCCCGCTGTCATCTGCATTGAGAATGTGACACCCGATTCTGGTGCGTAGTTTTCGTCGTAGCAGACCAGCACGCCCGTTGACGTGTCACTGCCGCTGCTCGGGGTGATGCTTGATTGTGCGATATCTTTATTCACTGTTGCATCTGCCGTCACGACAATTGTGCCGGTCTCGGATGTGTATCCCGCCTTGTAAATCGCGTAGCTGTAGGTCGCATCATCGAGGGCAAACACAGCATTACCGCTCGCATCAGTATCGACAACGAAAGTGTTGACGCCTTCCGTGAGTCTCACGCGTGCGTTTTCAAGGTTGGCTGGCGTGCCTGCCGTGTCCTTGACATTGACTGTGATAGTCCTGGCACCAGACCCGGCGACTGACGCAAAGTTGTCGTCAATGTCCTGGATTGTTTGCAGAGTGACTGCACTGGCCGCGTCGTCATTGTCAAAGAATTCATCAAAGTTTGCCGCGATTCGGCCTGCTGTGGTTTCAGCGATTGTTGTACCAAGGAACTGCGTCACGTTGGCGTTGACCGTGCCTGTGACAGTTGCCTGATCGACATCGTCCACCGTCTTAGTCGTGGTCGTGTCCAGGTCGTAAAACTGCGATATGTTGTCAGCCAGATTTCCGGTAGAAGTTTCCGTTAATGCCGTACCCTTGACCTGTGTTACATTCGCATTGACTGTACCGGTCACCAATGCTGACCCGATGTCGTCCTGAGTTTTCGTGCTTGCTCCGTCGTCGTTATCAAAGAACACGGAAGCGTTTTGAGCAAGCCGCCCTGATGTCGTTTCTGTAACTGCTGTCCCGAGCACCTGTGTAAGATTGGCGTTTACGGTGCCACTAACTGTGGCCGTCCCAATATCGTCAGCTGTTTTCGTGGTCGCTGCGTCTGCGTTGTCAAACACGGTAGAAATGTTCGCAGCCAGACGACCGGCTGTCGTTTCCGTTAGTCCTGACCCCTTGATCTGCACTACATTGGCGTCAACGGTTCCGCTGACGGTTCCGCCGCCGATGTCATCTTGAGTCTTAGTGCTGTTCGAGTCGCCATTATCGAAGAACGTGTTGAAGTTCGCCACAATCCTTCCGCTCGTCGTTTCAGCAAGCGCTCCTCCGAGCACTTTCACCACGTCAACTGGCAAGTTTGTTAATGCGCCGCTGCTCGGCAAGTTGTCAGTAACAGCTTTAATGCCATCCACAACAGAGTCAATCGTATCCACCGAAGCTTGTGTTGCCAACGCAGTGAGGCCAGACCCTGCCGCTCCGATCTCCGCAGTGTCCACAAGAATCGCATCAACATTGCTGTCAATGGTGTCTACAGAAGCTTGCGTTGCAAGTGCAGTTAACCCAGACCCTGCCGCTCCGATCTCCGCAGTGTCCACAAGAATCGCATCAACATTGCTGTCAATGGTGTCTACAGAAGCTTGCGTTGCAAGTGCAGTTAACCCAGCACCTGCTGCACCGATCTCCGCAGTGTCAATCAGAATGTCATCTACAATTCCATCAATGGTGTCCACGCTCGCCTGTGTCGCAAGGGCAGTGAGTCCAGCCCCTGCTGCTCCAATCTCTGCCGTGTCAACCAGGATCGAATCGACATTGGTGTCGATGACATCGACTGAGGCCTGGGTTGCCAACGCTGTGAGACCAGCACCTGCCGCTCCGATTTCCGCCGTATCAATAAGGATGGCATCTACGTTGGCATCAATCGTTGCAATCTCATCATCAATGGTGGTGAGAGAAGCTGGAATGGTTGTACCTGTGTCGACCAAGATTGCATCCACAATGCCGTCGATTGTGTTCACACTTGTCTGGGTTGCCAGGGCTGTTAATCCCGCTCCCGCTGTGCCGATCTCTGCCGTGTCAACCAGAATAGAATCTACAATCCCATCGATTGTATCGACACTAACTTGTGTGGCGAGAGCAGTTAATCCAGCACCAGCAGCACCAATCTCTGCAGTGTCAATCAGAATGGCATCGACAATCCCATCGATGGCTGCGATTTCATTATCAATAGTCGTTAGGGAAGCAGGGATTGTTGTACCTGTATCAACGAGAATTGCGTCAACATTACCATCGATGACATCGACACTGGCCTGAGTCGCTAGAGTAGTGAGTCCAGCACCAGCTGCTCCGATTTCTGCGGTATCGATAAGGATGGAATCAACAATCCCGTCTATCGTGTCAACAGAAGCCTGAGTAGCCAAGCTGGCAATCGTTCCCGGGTAAACATTCAGGCTCTGAGTGATTGCCCCCGACAGCTTCATTGTAAAGAAGACATGGTCCGCATTGGTCTCTGCCTGCGTCGGGGCGTAGGTCCATTGCCCATTCCCCTCATGAGTCGACGTTCCGCCCCCAGTTGCCTGGGTGCCCCCATCTTTAGTGATATAAACCGTGGGCGTTCCGATTGTGATCCCGGTCTCCCCATCGGTGGAGTCCACCATGAAAAAGCCAACAACTTGACTGGCGGTGTTCTTTAACATCAGTGCAGCACTCCTGGGGCCCATATTCTATTTGAGTTGAAACTCCAAGCCGGGTTGAACTCGCCGCCAATGACTTCGGTTCCGTCGATTGTCAGTCGCACCCAATCAATATCAAAGTCAGCCTGTGCCCCGTTGATCGATCCAACAGCGATATTAAATTCAAACAGCGACGATCTTGTCGCCGCACCGAATGAACCAGACCAACTGGCTTGGTAGCTGGTGAATGAAGTCGCTGATACTGTGACTGTATCGACGGATGTCCATGATCCGCCATCGATCCGGACTTTGAAGTCGACATCAAGCGGGTCAGTGTCAATCCTCGCCTTGAAGTTCAGTGTCAGGGAGGTGATGTCTGAATAGATACTAACCGGTGTTTCGCAGCCGAATGTTCGGTTCGTATTATCCTGCGAGGCTTTCCAATCGATCCATAGCAGATCCCCCTCAGTGACAATGTTGGCGTATGATGGGCCGCTGTTAGGTGTAAGCGTTTCGGCCATTGGGCTTCGCTCCCGTTTCGGTGTGGGCTTCGGTAGTGGTTCAGGTGTCAATGATTGGCGGCAACCAATCAGCAACAACAGGAGTACCACTGCCGCTGCTTGTGTTCGTTTTGTCATGAGGTTGTGTGTCATGCTGCCACCGGCGTCACTGTTATCGTGGCCGGAATGTCTCGAATGCCGATGGCATTCCAGAGGGACGGAACGCCGGAGTACCACCCGTCAACCTGCTGCAACAAAGGCAGTTCAATAGAGTCTGTTAAGTCGCCACAACTCACCACCTTTGACCACAACTGACGCTTTGGTTCGCCATACAATACGGACCACCTCGTCGGCGCGCCACACTCTTCGAGTGTGTGCCCTGATCCGGGGCGTGTGTGTTCTGGGTACACATTGGACACCAACTCTTCTTCAGCTGCGAAGTTTTCAGGTGAATTAAACCGTGACTGAGCACCGACTATAATCGATGTGCCCGTGCGGTACTGACTAAACACTGATTCTGTTGTGTTTGCGACCGTGTATACCGTGTTCAAGAAATACAAGTCGAGTGATAATCGGACATGTCCTGTTACGACTGCGCCGGATTCCCCCGCTCCTGACATGCGCAGAAGGTAACTGAATCCACGGAATGTTGTTCCGTGCGTGTATCTCATTCCACCACACCCAGTAAGCCCCTGATCGCCTGTCACCATTACAACACTCTCTGTATTGCGGGCGAAATCGTAGGGATGCTGGAATGCCCCAGCGTAATCAGTCACGCTCGTCTCTACGGGAAAAATTGGCGAACAGTTTTTTGCGACGGCTAAATTAGTCCCAAACGTAACTGCGGTTCCAGTGTACGCCACATCATGACCGACCGCACCACCCCACATACATGTTGCTGCAGTGGATGGCGAGACGCCATCTTGGTGATAAGTTCCAACACCTGTAAGAATGTTGGATTCACCAACGCTGGAAATAGATGGATACACTCGCTTGTGCCAATACGTTCCGCTATCCGGCTCAGTATTGACAGTGTGGGCAGCTTCCATGCTTACGCTGTAGGACATTGGTGAAAAATCCATCACCCAGCCTGTAATACCAGCGCTTATGTCGCACCCATAGCACGATGTCCGTTCCTCACAATGACAACACCTCCCAATCAGACTCATGATGGTGGACTCCCCAGAGCTTCGCAATCGGCCCCTACGAGGATCACCTCATTCTCTGTCGCCATGACTCGTATCAGCGTGTTGGCTTCCAGCGTGATACCTTCCCACCGATGCGTCAGCGTTTCCGTTTCGCCGGTGCGGACCAGATCGCCGCTGTCATTGACTCGCAGATATTCAATCGTGCCGGTCGTTGGTGATGTCACGCCGTTCGACGGTGCAGTGATTGCAGAGTTAGTGATTGCCCAATATGACCGCTGTGAACTCACGCCCTGCCACTTGCCGCTGTGGCTCTGTGTACTGCGTTCACGGCGCAAGGTTTCCCTGACCACCTTAGCCACTTGTGCTGCAAACTCTTCGGACATCACAACTGGCATCAGGAAATCCCCGGCAGGTTGCTCAGGTCGAGTTCCTGATAGATTGTGAAGTCGCCGAAGATCGCTGTCGCTGGTGTGGGGTTCTGTAAGATCGTTCCGTCTGCCGCGAGTGGGACTGGCTGCGACACCGGCGAGCTATCTTTACTGTTGCCGCCGCTGTCGATGTCTTTCACTAAAATCGGCTTCACCACTCCGCCAACCTTCTGGTTGAATCCGGCCTGTAGCGGTTGCAGATTCCATCCGTCTCGATGGATGTGGATCTCAAGAGTCACCTTGCGAAACGTGTAATTCCCACGCAGCTCAGGTTCTCCGATATCAATCCTCTGCACCTTTGCGAGCCCAGCCGCAATGCTCAGACCGTCAATCGTAATCGTCCCGTTGTTGATCGCGTTTTGATAACTCAACGCCCATGATGGCACGCTTGTCACGTTTTGTGTGATGCGAGCAATTAGGTGTGAAACATCACGCGTCGGTGCGGGGTCGATAAAGTAGTCACCAGCACTATTGAGGACTGCGTTGCCATCCGTATCCTTGAATACTGGCTCTTGATAAATTTCCGATGACCATGAGATTCGCGGTTGATCGTCGACTGGGTTTTCTTCAGCCGGCTCAAACACGTCGGTCGTGTATTCTGCGGTTACTGTCCATCCTGTCCACGGTTCTGTGTTTTCGACGCTCAACGAGACGCAGTAAGCCGCAGGGTCACCGCTAAACACGGAGCCAATTGTCGGCAGGCTGGCGTGACTACCGACCTGAAACACACTATCCGCCCGACTGTCTGTCGTGAGCACAAACGCGTTCGTGTAGGTGCGGATTCCGAGACTGTTTTTGCCTTTAGGAAATCCCGGCTTGACGCCCCTGTAGGTCACAGTCACTAGACGGCCTCCTGTACTGCAGGCCCGTTCGCCTGTTGTGGCTTCGTGTTCTTCTCAATCTTTGCAAGTACAATGTTCGCCTTTTTGGCTTCCACGACCTGTGGTGACTGGCTAGCGACCGACGCAACCTTTTTGGACGCCTGAGCCTTTGCGATTGCAGCGGTCGCTTTTCCGGCTTGCGTGACCTGTGCTGACTGACTCGCAGATGACGCAATCAGTTTGAACGCTTCTGCCGATCCGCGTTGAGTAATGCCAGCAAACTGTGTTTTGCTTCTTGTACTCGCATCATCTAATTTCTTCTGAGCCTCCATGATTTCTCGTAACCGTGCCTGTTGCTCTGGGGATGCTCCAGCCGCTGCAGCATCTTCTATCGCTGCGTCAATCTCCGATATCAGGCCGAGCTGAACCCGTAAGTCCTGCTCTGCATTTCGGATCTGCTCATTGAATGTTTTTTGTGTGGCGAGTTTACGTTGTTCCGCTTGTTCTGCCTGTCGTGCAGCGTCCGCAGTGGCTTGACGCTCGCGTTCCCGAGCTTCTGTAACCTCGTCTATTTCCCGCTGTATTTGAGCCAGCCTTTCTACCTCCTGCGGGTCGACGCCCATCGCAATGAACTCTGCATTGCCTCGCTGATTGGCATCCATGTTGTCCTGCACGTACGCCAACTCTTGCTGAGCCTCCGCAACTGCAGCGTTGAAGCCCGACATTTCCATGCGTGCTTTTTTGAGTGTCGTCTCAAGTGACATATTCGCGTTCAGCGAGTGCGTTGCGAAAACGTCATACAAACGATCAGCACGTTCCAGGTCGTCGCCTAGCTTCTCGATCTCTTGCTTAAACTTTTCGATGTCATCGTTCGGGCGAGGCTTACGAATTGAATTCATCAACTGCTCGACATCACGCCACCCCTCGACGATTGGTGGCTCCCATGTCGAGGCGGCGTTCCCCGCATCGGCAACGCCCTGCATTTCAGCCTGTAGCTCAGCTGCCTCTTCGGTCGTGTCAGCAATTGCCGTGTTCATCGCATAGATTGCAGCTGTACCGATCGCCACACCGGCTGCGATTGCCGCCCACCCTGACGGCCCCTGAAGTGCCAACATTGCAATTTGTGCTGACCGTGCGATGTTCATTGCCGTAGTAAATGCGGCGATGGCTTTTTGCGTCGCCCAAACTGCAGCCGCTGCGACAACCATGACACCACTAATGCTGCCGGCCACAGTCGCAAACCCACTAAACTGCTGTAGTAGTTTTGTTACGGCGGATAGGGTTGCATTAATTGGAGGCAACAGCACCTTGCCGACTTTTTCACCGAGCAATGTGGCGTTGTCAATCATTGTTGACCATTGCCCCGCGGTCGTAGTCGCCAACTCTGCCATTGCCCCGGCAGCGTAGTCGCTACTCGTGCCCATCAGCGTGAATGCGGCTTGCAGATCTTCTCCGCTAATCGCACCTGCTGAGGCTAGTTTGTATAGACTGGCTTCTGACTCGCCGGTGACTTGAGCCAGTGCTCGCAGAATTGGAACCTGCCGCTCAATTAACTGGTTGAGCGTTTCTGCCTCTACTTTATTTTTCGCAACAGCCTTCCCGAGAATGTTCGCAAGATCTGACATCCTCGCGCCAGATTGAGCAGCCACTTCCCCTAGATTTTTGACGGTTGCCAGTGACTCCTGAGCCCCCATCTGGAAGCCCAGCAAAGTGCGGGTTGCGTCTGCTATCTCGATCTTACCGAATGGAGTGTTTGCCGCGAACTCGCCAATCTCATCGAGCATTGCGGCTGCCGCGGACCCAGACTTAAGCAATGACTTAAAACGCAGTTGCAAGGTTTCCGCATCTGCTGCGAGCTTCGCAAGCCCGACTCCTGCACCGATCGCGGCAACTGCTGCAGCAAAACTCGATATCGCTCCTTGCGACTGCTTCACATTTTTTTGAAAGTGTGAATTGTCCGCCCGCAGATTGACTACGAGATCGCCGAGACTAGCCATTCTGCACGCCTCCCGCGATCTGGTTCAGTAACTGCTTCGCCTGACGGTTTCCGTTCGCAGCTTCGGACTGATGTTTCGTCCATGGCATGAACATGGACGGATCGACCGAGCTATCATGCGTCATGTAAGAGTAGATCAAATGCACGATCATTCCTAAAGTCTGCGACGCGTAGCCGATTGGCTCTACTGCATCCTTCGCACACCATTCGTCAAACTGTTCCGGCGACATCGATTCGAGCATGCCATCCACGTCAGTTGTGTGTGCGACGTGTTCAGCAAGCCGCATCGCGGTCATTCGTCGCCAGTTTCTTCCGAGTTTTTTGCCGCGTTCTTGTCTCCCGTTCCGCCGCTTAATCGGTTCGCTACGTCGAAGACGCGATTCAGAACATCAGCCGGCCAGTTACCGACCGCTTCAACATCGTCGGGTTGCAGAATTGGCTGTCCGTTTTCGTCGCGTGCGCAACAGATCACCAGCCGTTCCTTCTGCGTCTTCACCTTTGCGGGATCGAGCCCGGTATATTTGCGGTTCATCATTGACGCATCGTGATCGTTCTTCTCACGAGCATTCATCCCGTGAACAATCACAAACGCATCCGGCCCGAATTCCGGCAGGTCGACGCGTTCAGTCTTCGCCGCCAGTGGTTTCAGGAGTGTTGCTCGATCAATCGTCATCTTCGTCGTCGTCCTCATCTGGGTCTATGTAATTCGGCCCCGGGATGTCGTTGCCGTCTTCGTCGTAGCCGAGAATCTCGCCGTCCAGGTATCGCTGGTAGTCTTCCGGCATGATGCCTTTGCCCACCATCTCCTGTTTGATCTGAGCCGCTTTCATTTCCGCAGTTGTCATGCACGCTTTGAGCGTGCATTCATCGTCAGCAGGTTCCGCCATGCCCATCTGGACCAATCGATAAGCACGGCGGTCTTCCAGTACAGTACCTTCAGGCCAGTACCTCACGCCGTCCCTGACTTCCATGCGGTCATCGTCAGGGGCACCCGGCGTGACTCTTGCGTCACGTATTAGCTTGGCTTTCATTTTATTTCCTACGTGGTGTAAGACATCAACTGGTCAAGCTTCAGGCTGACATCACCCTTGACTGCGTCGGCCATGTCGCCCTGGAATCCGAACGAGATACCAGCAGCTGTAAACGTCATTTCAGTTCCACCTGCGAGCGTGACGCTGTAATTTCGTTCGGCAGGTGTTGTCAGATCGTCGGTGAGTGCCTGATGACCAGCCAGTTCGCTGTCATAAAACAGCGTAAAATCGAACGTGCCGCCTTCCGCGTATCCAGTGGCTGCGTACTCTTTTCCTGCGCCGGTCGTGTCAATCGTGGTGGCGTCGTACGTTTCGGTTTCAGCACCTGAGTGACTGAATGAAATGATTTGCGCAATCGGCGTCAGTACTGATGCAATGTCTTGGTCAATCACAGCGCCTTTAGTCTGGATTTTTGCCATGTCGGTCCCCCTTTATGCTGGCGTGTATTGGATCGTGACATCGAGCAAGGTGGTATAGATGCCTGTGTCAGACCCATCGGTTGGTGGTTCGTACTGTGTGCTTTCATCGTTCAGCAAGACAGCCTTGACTGTCTCACTGCCTGCTGTTCCGGTGTAGTCGTCGATGAATGTTCGGACGGCGTTTCCGAGTGTTTCCGATTCGACAGACCGATCCGCTTTGCAATCAATATCGAAGTCGACAAAACGTAACCCGGTTGATCCGTCAATTGTTTGGTTTTCGTTACTACTCATTTGCGTGATGATGATGTATGGCAGAACTGCTGACTGTGGAGCTTTCGACACGTACACGCGGCTTCCCACGATTGCACTGATCGTTGATTCTCCCGTCAGTAGTGACACCAGCCCCGACCTCAAAACGCTTTGCCTTTCGCTATCTCTTTCTTGATACCCTTCCAAACCCACTCACGAAGAATCTGCCTTGTCTGTCCTTTGTTCCGCTGTGCCAACTCGCCTGCTGTTGGTGCTGACTTTGGAAAGCGACCAGTGAATCGAACCGGCCCGCCTTTCTTGCCTGTCTGTCGATCCTTTGTGCCCTTCTGCACCCATTGCAAACCGCGACCGAGCCCCACGCCTTTTCGCCCGGATCGTTCTTTGAATTTTTCGTTGCCGGCCTTTTTGGCCGTGCGTCCAACTTTCCATCCGACTTTTGCCCCGCCGCCCGGTGCCTCTTTCGTTTTCAACCGCCGCCATCCGACCGTCTTTCGAGCTTCCTTCATTCTTGACGGGATTGCTTTTTTCAATTCCTTAGCCAGTGGCTGAGCAGCCTTTGCCATACCAGTTGACACGGCCCGCCGTGCTGCCGTTTTTCGCATGTGCGACAGCACATGATCAAGTTCTTTTTCTCCTGTGATTGTCACGGTCATTACACTGCCCGCCGTGTCTGGATCTCGATCTCATTGTGTGCTTCATCAATATCGATCACGCTCAGGATTTCATAGTTCTGGCTGTCGTATACGACTCTCATTTTCGGCGTTGCTGCTGCTAGTGTCTCTGACCAGGGACACATCCAGACGTGCGACACATCTGCCGCGACTTGATCCACTTTCCAAAACTCACGTCCGCCTTTTGTCTGCACTGCCGCATAGGTTGACGTGTAATGGTCCCAATTCGATTCATCTGTCTCATCAACGTGCCCATGAGCGTCGGCTGTCGCGTTTGACTGCTGCACCTGCACCCGCTTGTTGTATGTGCGGCACTTAGACAAGGCCCACCTCCGTCCATCGCAACTTAGACATCAGGCGGTCATAAGTTGCTGTGTGCGGTGATCCGTCGCACTGATTCCAAACACTCTTCCCCAGTTCAATAATTGCCAACACTGCTTCTGGAGGCACATCCGATGCGGCTCCGTAACCGGCGACAAATTCAACTGTAACTGCGTTCGGGATGTCTTCTGGCGTCGCCGGCCATGAGTAACCATCCTTCAGCACAATCCGTGGTGGTGTTGTCGTCAAATCCACTGTGTAATTCGAACTTGAGAACGTCTGGCTCTGGTCATCCGTATCGGTGTAGGTCACAGAAGTTACCGACTGAACCGGTGCAGTCCTGATTTCCAACGTGTCGGTTGCAGGGAATTTGTCTCGAAACTGTTTGACAGTCTGAGTGATCAACCGCCGCTCTGAATCATGCTCGACCTGCCGCCTCGCTGCTTTCATGATCCGAGTGAGTTCATCATCGAAATCAGACGTGAGTTCACGCAGTGACTGTTTGAACTCAGTCAGGGTGAGCGGCTCTGTTGTCGGTTCTGTCGTGACTTTGTATGTGACCTGATCCACTATTCAGAAACCTTTGCGCGTGGTTTCCTCTTAGTAGCCTTCGCTGGCTTTTCGTCAGGTTCTGACTCTGACACTCGGCTGACGTCAGAATCTAATCCTGAAACAATCACAGCACCACGACCGTCCAGAAACTGTGCAGCAATCTTGGCATCGCAAGTGATCACGTCGCCTGGCTCGCCTTCAGCTCCGGGAACGTTACTGCTGTGCGTCAACTTAATTGTCATTGTGGTCATGAATTCACTCTTTCCAGAAGAACAGCGGGGGCACAGTCGCGCCCCCGCGTCTTAATCAAATCAACTACGCTTCAGCGGCCCAGATGCCGTGCATGTTGAGCGTCAACCACCCCTCATCGCCATCTGCGATCAGCGTGACAGCGTCACCCTTTACGTCGGTTGCTGCAGTGTTAATCAAGTCTTTGTTGTCAACTCCGCCATTGATGTTGTCAGCGGCAGCTGGTGACAGACTGCAACCCGTGGTGGCTGACACGGTGTCAATGACAAAGTGATACACGAGGCCAGCTTCCGTTGATGGCAGCGTGAACACGCAGTCAGCAACGTTCACGCGAAACACCTTGCCGTGGTCTTCGGCTGTCAGCGTTTGTGCGGCTCCGGTCACGTTTTCATAACCCGAAATGAAATCTTTATTCCAATGTGTGGCCATGTTTGGCAACTCCTTATTGTGTGAGCAAAGTACCGGGGCTCGACATTGAGCCCCGGCGATTCAGTTCGTGCTACGCAGCCTGCTGCAGGTACTTGACTGGGTTGGTTCCCGCGTCGAGCAGATCCCCATCAAAACGCATGATGGCAACGAACGCAACCTGTCCGTAGTCGGCATAACGTTCGTCCATACGAACCAACGTGACGCCGAGCACTTCGCGAACAAGGTACTTCGACAACGCTCCGTAAAGCACTGTCTTAGCACTGTTCGTGATGCTGGCCATGTCCTGATTGATAATCACGCCGCTGTTGAACAACAGGTCAGGATCGCCAGCCGTTGCACCGGGTTGCCAGTGGTAGACACTGTCGGTGCTTTTCAGCTTGCGTACGTAGTTGCGAGTCGCGTCGTTAAACATCCACATCGCGCCGGAACGGTAAGCCGGATCAACAGATGCCTGAAGGTCAAGCATTTCATCCATCGTGATTGCTGATGCACTGGCAGCAGTTTTGCCGAGCGTGGCAGCGGTCACGATACCGTTTGGCTGGCCTGAACCAGTACCAGTCGTGCCATGCGTATTCTGGATTCGCCCGAGTCGCTCGCCGAGAAGCGAACCGACAACAGAACCCATATTGAACGCACTATCTTGCATCAGCTCGGTGCTGATTCGGACAATCTTTGACGTGTACTTGTACGCATCGAGCGTCAAGTTGCCGAAGGTCACATCCTGTTCAGCGTCCTGGACGTTTTCAGACAACAGGGCACCTGTGTTGCTGGTGTCGTTGACTGTCGGCCAGTCCAGAGCAGAACCTGTCGCCGTCCGCACGATTGTCGCAGCCTGACGTACACCACCAAACTGAAGCAGTGCCCGCTCAAGGTTCGTCACGAAGCCCGGGAAAGTAGTGTGACCACCTGCCGTGCTCGTGCCGATGCTCTGAGCGTTCTGGAAGTCCGCCAGATTCTTCGGTGCCTCATTGTGCAGCGGGATGTACAGGCCACCGGCCTGGCTGTCCCAAGAACACCCGGAAGCCTTGAGCTGTTCCTGCGATTCGGGATTGCTCATGACGCCCGCTCGGCCATTCGCTGCCCAGTCCTGAAGGACTGAATTGACGGCCTCAAGCCGATTGATTGCAGGCTTGTCGCCCGGCTTGCCACCCTGTGCAGCCCGGATCTTGTCGAAGTCGCCAGCGTTCTGTAGTGCTGCGAGTTCAGCCTCGGCGGCTTCCTGTCGCTTCACTCGTTCTGCTGCGGCCTGTTCAGCCTTGTGCAGTTCGTCAATATGATCCTTGAGCTTGTCTGCGTCGTTGTGCATCGCATCAAAGCGTGCATTCTCGTCGTCGGTAAGACCGCCGTGATCTTTTTCGCACTCGGCCAGAAACGCCCGAGCGTCATTGATCAGCTTGACACGCTGATCAACCAGTTCCTGAATAGGAGTTGTCATTGTTGGTCCCTTTATGTTTGGTGTTTTCACCAGAGACCAACGAAAAAAGCAGCGTTGACCACTGGCGAAGAATAGTCTTCGTCAAAGGCCAACGCTGCTCTTGCTTTGTTGCCGTTACGCGGTGAATTGCCCGCTCATGCAGACGTTTCACCGATTAGATTTTGCCACACTTTAACTGTTATGACTCCGCTGTCAACAACATTTTTGCTTTTGCCAATCGCAAAGCCTCACGGGACGATTTTGGCAGTTCCGGCCCGGTTCTGACGGTTATTGTCTTGGCCAGTGCCGCCAGTTCAGCGAGTTCGTCCCGATCTTCAATTGCCTTGGCGTAGAATTCGCCGAATGTGCGAGCAGTGACAGTCTTGTTTGGCGTCACTTTATCGGCGAATCCGTGTTTTTTGGCATCGGCGGCAGTGAGCCACTTTTCACCTGCCATCCAATCCAGCAATTGTTTACGATCCTGCCCCGTCCGAGCTGAATACACGTCAACGAGCGTGTCGCGGATTGAATCAAGTAAGTCTGCGGTCTGCAATGTGTCCGCTGCCGCGTCTCGCAGGTCTTCAGCCGTGCCGAACGCCAACGCACTCGGTCCCATTGGATTGTGAATCATCAGCCGGCTCGCTTGACCCATTGTGATGGTATCGCCAGCCATCGCAATGACTGAAGCGATCGATGCTGCCACGCCTTGTATGACAATATGATTTTCACCTGGCCGATTCACCAGCGTCTGGTAGATCGTGAGCCCGTCAAACACGCTTCCACCGGGACTGTTCACATTGATTGTGAGTGGCTCATCCCCGGCAACGTCTTTGACCATGTCGGCCCACCGCTGTGAGGTTACGCCATCTTCGCCGTCGTAGCCAATCGGCCCGTAGATGTTAACTTCCGCCATTATTCTTCCCCTGTGATTGTGGTTGTGAGTATTTCGCTCCTGCCGGTCCATGTTGCCACGCACTCAGCCACAGCACCTGCCAGACTGGTTGCCGTGCAACTGCCAGCAACTTCCATGAGTTCATGCTTTGATTGTGCCGCGTGTTTTACAAATGCTTTCTGGACCTCTGGTGTTGTGCTGTTGTGTTCTATCCAGTCGGCATAAAACGAGTCAGCCCACGCGATGAAGTTGTCTTCCTTCTGTGCCGCTTTGACGACTCGATCACGCTCGATCTGAGTTGCCTTGTCAACACTGGATTGCACAAACGCACGCAACAAGCGATTGTTTGTGTCAGGTTCCGTCGTGTCGTTGTTGTTGTCCTCGTCTTCCTGTGGAGGCTCAACTACTGACTGTTGCTGCACCTCGTCTGATTCTTCACCGATCTCAACAAGGTTGCCTGGTCGGTATCGCCTATCGCCCTTTTCGCCAATCGTTGGCATATTCTCCGACCGCAGGACATCGTTAATAGTTAGGTTTCCATGCTCCTGCAGCCGGCTGTAGTAGTTTGCCCGGTCATTGGCCGACATTCGCAATAGTGCTTTGCGATTGAATTCGATGAAGTGGGTATCGTTTGCCTTTTGCGTGGCACTCAGCAGTTTTAAACAGCATTCCATTTCCCACTTTTTCAGCCATCGATCCAGACACTCATCGAGGTAGCTTTGATTCTCCGCCTCAAGACTGCTGTATGATGTCTTGGTATCGTCACCTAGTTTGTGTGACGGGCAACCGATGATGTTCGCCACTGTCGCGCGAACCTCGTACTGTCGTGTCTGTAGGAACTGGGCCTGCTCCGGTGCAATCGTCATCTGCTGAAACTTGACGCCATCCTGTAACAGAGCCACTTTGTGCGAGTTCGTAATCCCGGCGTACATGGAGTCCCACGCCGCTCGAGTGTTCCGCACTTTCTCCTCGCTAAAGTGCCCGGGAACCATCATCAGACCGCTCATGTTGGAACCCTGCCCGAAAAACTTGGCCCCGAACTTCTGAGCAGCCATACCAACGCCCAACGCGTCAGCCATCAGCGACACAATGTCATAGCCTGTCAGCCCATCGCTCGACAGCCCGCGAATGTGGAACACGTCGCGAGCCATAAGCTTGATTTCGTCACCGGCGATTGTTGTGACATAATACAGCGATCCATCGAACATCACCGGGTAGGTTTCCGATGGATTCAGAATCAGCATCTCAACCGGTTCCATGCGGTTATTTCGCTGAATCGCCGCATACCCATTGCCCCGCAGTAATGCATGTGCTGTCAGGCACTCCCGGAACGTTACGGCGTCGGATGTTTTCGATGTTTGGCGTGTCAGTAGTTGCCATGCGGGATGCCGTTTATCCGTCTCTTTGCCCCCGTCCTGCAGTCGCCGGTACACGTTCAACGGCAATTTCGCCACGTCGCCCGCCACTAAATTAATGGCTCGCCACAACGGTGGGTAACCCATCGCGCTTGTGGGCGTCACTGACACCCCGCTGTCCGATGCCCCACCACCGAATATACTCTGCCACACCGCTGGATCTCTCAAACTGATGTTTGGGTTTTCCAGTGGTGATGCGTTAACGATCAATTCCGTCACACCGTATTCCATCGCCCGCCCCTAGAATAAGACAACACCGCTGCCGCTTGTGTTGTAAACGCTCGTGTCAGTGCCGTAATGAGTCGCCAAAGCAATGCCCATCAGCATTGCACAAATTCCGTCGATCTTTTCCGCCGACTTGCCTTTGTCCGGCCTAATGTTCCCGCTCGGGTCTTCCTTGTGAGCGACGTTTGAAGCCATCCAGCGAAGCACCGCGTTCCCGTCGTGCCGAAACTTCTGGTTGCCCATCATTGACAGCAACTTTTTGAACGGCTCGTTGTATGTGCTGAACGTCTGAGGCATTTTGAGCAACACGTGATCTGGCAGACCTCGCTCTTTGAGCAATTGAGTAACGCCTGCCGCGTTCCAAGGATCGAACCCGATGTATTGCACGTCAAAGTCTTGGCAGATTTCAAACAACCGGTCAGCCAGATACAACACATCGACTTCATTGCCGTCGGTCAGTTCAACAAAACCCTTGCTCGCAAAGTTGCGAATCATCCGCTGGTCCTGTCCGGCTCGCTGGTCGACGTTATCTTCAGGAATCCAAAACCACGGATGAACAATGACCCCGCCATCGTCTTCAGGAAACACAAGAACGAACGCCGTAACGTCACGAGTTGATGACAGGTCGAGCCCGCCGTAACATTGACGCCCCTTCAGTGCGTGCAATGAATGTTCTTCGTTCGGAGAAAAACAGTTATCCCACTTCGCCATTTGAATGATTCGTGATTCCTGTTCTGTCCATTGGTTCAGGTGCAATCGGCGGAACGTGTTTTCGAATGCTGGATTCTCTTCAGCTCTTGCTGCCTGCTCTTTGAGGTAGTCCATGCTGACAGCGACATCGATGCACGGATTCGCCTTCCGCCATACCTCTTCATCGTTCCAGTCGTCGCCGTGTTCCGCTCCGAAGATGACAGGATAAAACGATTCGTCCTGAATCTCGCCAGCCTTCACGGCTTTTGCGTACTTGTGCAACTCCCAGCAAATTGAACTGCGGTCATGACCCGCCGTGGTGATTGCGATTGTGAGCGGTTGCCGTCTTGCACCGGTCGACGTATCGAGCACATCCCACAGGTCGCGGTCTGGTTGTGTGTGGACCTCGTCGAAAATGATTCCGTGAGCGTTGAAACCGTGAGCCGCGTCAGCATCGGCGGCGATCGCTCGATAAAAACTGTTCGACTTTGGATGTATCACCCGCTTCACACTGTCGCGGATCTTGACGTGCTTTGACAATACCTTTGATTTCCGCAGCATCTCAGCCGCCATGCTGTAAACCAGTGACGCCTGATCACGGGTACTCGCTGCCGAATAGACTTCGGCTCCTTCTTCGTGGTCGCACAGCAGCAGATACAACGCCAAGCCGGCTGCAAATGTCGATTTGCCGTTCTTTCGCGGAATCTCGATGTAGGCCTTGCGATATTGCCGCGTGCCGTCAGCTCGCTTCGTGCCAAACAATTCGCGAACAATCTTTTCCTGCCACGGCATCAGTTCGAATGGCTGGTTCGCGAGCGCACCTTTCACGTGTACCAGACACTGGCGAAAGAAGTCGACAACGTGCTGACCTGCGGCATCATCCAAGGAACTTGGCCTCTAGTGAATCGTTTTCAGTCTCTTCGGTAACGTGCAGACGTGACCGGCTCGATGGTGTCAAACCGAATTCGCACAGATATCTGTGACAAATCGTAGACAGTGCCCTCATTGCTTTCGCAGCCGGATGTTCCGTGACGCCTTTTTCTGTTTGATAGTAGCGGCCCTCTTTTCGCACTGTGTCAACTGCTTGTCGCCATTCGCTGTACGCTACGCAATACTGTTCAAGTGCCCCGCGTTCCACGGGCGTCAAAACTTTTAACTGTTCGAGTTCCGAGCAAATCCGCTTCCATTCATTTTTAGACAATCGGTCAAGGTGTGCAGGTGTCTTGGGCCTGCCGGTGTCGACTTTTGGCTCTGCCTTTGGTCGCCGTTGCGGGTCTTTATCGAAATCACCGTGCAGCACCTTGAGTGCTGTCGGCTTTCTTGGTCTTCCTGATTTTGCTGGCATAGACCGTCTCAAATTTTGCGGATTTTTTTACGCTTG